ACCATAAAGACGGTAACCCTAGAAATAGTAAAAGAAGTAATTTAAAAGTTACAAGTAAATCTAAAAATAGGTCATTTAAAAGGAACAAAGATGCCACAAAAAAAACCCGCAAATAAAACTAGAGCAAAAGTTAAAAAAGTAGTTAAAGGTTTAAAAAAAGCTAGTAAAACACACGCTAGGCAAGCAAAGACTTTGCAAAGTTTAAAGCTTAAAAAAGGTGGTTCTACTAAAAAGAAAAGTAAAAGCAAAGTTAATGAAGCCGGTAACTACACAAAACCCGGAATGAGAAAGTCGCTTTTTAATAAAATTAAAGCAGGTTCTAAAGGCGGAAAACCGGGACAATGGAGTGCTAGAAAAGCACAAATGTTAGCTAAACAATACAAAGCCAAAGGAGGCGGGTACAAGAATTAAATTAAAAGGAGCAGAATATGTCTTATTTAATAAGCAACATACCTTACTTTAAATGTTGGGTTAGAAAAGAGTTCACTTGCGACCATCAAGATTATCACGGTGAATATCTACACGCATTAGCGATAGCAGTTAATACAATTACTGATAGGTCATTAAGTTTCCAAGTAGTTTTTACTGGATGCGAAATAGACTTAGATGATGGATTAGAAAACGTACATGGTGGTGCTATGTGGGCAAGAATGCCCATACAAGCATTAGTTTTTGATATGGCTATGGAAAAATTTCCTGACCGTATGGAAGACCATTTAGTACAACCTTGGGATTGTGAATCAAGAAATCACTCGGTTATTGTTATGGACAGAGTTAGTTCTAGTCCTTGGATAAGTAAGATTAATAATGAATTTTATCAAAGTCGTTATTTATTTACCGTTGACTATACAGATAATGATATTGCAGACAGTCCTGACCAACATAAACAGTCTCATGTTTTATATATTACAGAGGATTGTGAATGGCAAGGAAACATAGTGGCTTTGCCTAATAATAGAGTAAGAGCAACAAGTCCGGCTTTGTGGAGAACAGGAGAAGGTGCACCAGATTTTGCACCATCTCAATATCTTCATTCGGCAGAGGGTCATCAAAGTTATACAGACCCCGCAATAACTTTTAACAATTTATATAGTGAGGGTTTAGATGAAGAAGAATAAAGACCCTAAAAAGGGAACAGGCAAAAAACCTAAAGGTAGCGGTAGAAGATTGTATACGGATGAAAATCCTAAAGATACAGTATCAATAAAATTTGCTACTCCTGCTGATGCAAGAGCAACTGTAGCTAAAGTTAAAAAAATTAAAAAACCTTTTGCAAGAAAGATACAAATACTCACAGTCCTAGAGCAGAGAGCAAAAGTAGCAGGTAAAAGGCAACAAGCCGAAATCGCTAAGAAAGGTAAAGAAGCAATAAGGAAAGCACATGGCACTAAAAAAAACACAAAAAAGTCTTAAAAGATGGACTAAACAAAAATGGAGAACTCCTAGTGGCAAAAAGTCTTCAGAAACAGGAGAAGTATATGCACCAGCTTCAACAATAAAAAAACTTAAGTCAACTCCAAAAGGCAGAAGAAAATTAGCAGCAGCCAATAAAAAGAAAAGAGCAGCTACTAAAAAAGGAAAACAACACGCTAGACATGGACTACATAAAGGTAAAAAAAGATAATGGCTAAAAAGAAAGACCCTAGATTGGCTAGAGCAGGAGTTAGTGGTTTTAATAAACCTAAACGTACTCCTAATCATCCTAAAAAATCTCATATCGTTGTTGCTAAAGAAGGTGACAAAATAAAAACCATACGTTTTGGACAACAAGGTAAAAAAGTGGGAACTGTTAGCGGTACTGCTGGTAAACCAAAAAAAGGTGAATCTGCACGTATGAAAGCAAAACGTAAATCTTTTAAAGCAAGACATGGTAAAAATATAAAAAAAGGCAAGATGTCAGCAGCTTATTGGGCAGATAAAGTAAAATGGTAATAAGTAGAGCAAACATAAAAAATCAAATTACTAAACCACCCTCTAAAAAACGGAAAAGGGTAAAGAAAAAAAGGAAGAAGAATGTATGAGTATAGTTGCAAAGTTAAAAGAGTGGTTGACGGCGATACGGTGGATGTTGTTTTGGACCTTGGGTTTGATGTTTCTTATAGTTGTCGGGTTCGTTTATATGGTATTGATACTCCCGAATCACGTACTCGCAACAAAGATGAGAAAGCTAGAGGAAAAATGGCTACAGCGTTTTTAACAGAATCAATAGAGAAAGGTAAACAAGTAGTTATACAAACAAAACTTAAAGATTCTAAAGGCAAATACGGTAGAGTTTTAGGTGAAGTAGTAGTTGATGGAAAAAACATAAATCAAACTATGGTTAAGTCTCATTTAGCTGTAGCTTATTATGGTCAGTCAAAAGAAGATATAGAAATAGAACATCAACGTAATCGTAAAATTTTAATTGATGAAGGTATATTTACTCCTGTAGATTAATGGAAGATGCAGTTAAATTAATTAATGAAGTTGGTTTTCCTATAGCTGCTGCTTTAGGATTAGGTTTTTTTATTTGGAAATTAATTAACAGAATTATAGATGGCATGGAAACTAAAGTGGATGTGCTAGACGATAAGGTAGCAGACCAAATATCTCAAATGGAAGAACGTCTTGGCACAAAACTTGACTCTCAACATGGCATATTAGTTGCTCTTATAGATAGAGTACGAAGTTTAGATAATGAAATTATTAGACAAGATACGCTTATAAAAACCATACTTGGTGTACCGCAACTAATAGATAGCAATAAGATAGCAAAAGCAGATAGAGATGACCAACGGAAAGATTAGATGAATAGAATAACAAAAAAAATATTGTTAGCTTTATCACTATTTGGTTTGTTTTTAACTTTGTTATTAGCTTTTATTGTTATAGCTGTCGCTAATCAGGTCATAGCTGATGAGATGATACATAAATTTAAAAATCCTAGTTTTTCAGGTCAAGGTACTTCAGCACACTATTTAACTATAGAGAATCAAGAGTTTAATCGCAAAGAAGACCTTAAAGCAGAAATAAAGGCTTATCAGGAAGAATTAGAAAGAGAAGCAAATAATACTACGTTAGCTAGATTTATAAGAAATTTAGAGAGTCGTATTTATGCACAATTAAGTAGGCAGCTTGTAGATAACTTATTTGGCGAAATACAACAGGAACAAGGAATATTAGAGTTAGAAGGCAATACTATTGAATATTCTGTTGATGGTGATTATATAACTTTAAAAATAACTGATGAGGAAGGAAATGAAACTATTATTACTTTGCCTATCGGTGACTTTAGTTTCTAGTTGTTCTGTATTAAATAATTTTATACCACCAGTTACTAAGACAGAAATATCTAAGGTTAGTAATTTAATAAATGAAGAACTAGCTAATATAGGTCCACCAAGAGCAAGACCTAGTGTGGCAGTATATCCAGAAAGTTTTATTGACAAAACAGGACAACGTAGAAGTAATAGCCAATATGCTAGTTTTAGCACAGCTATAACACAAGCACCTGATGCTTATTTAATTAGAGCACTAAAGCACGCAGGTAATGGAAAATTTTTTGATGTAGTTGAACGTATAGGTTTGGATAACCTTACAAAAGAAAGACAACTTATTAGACAAACAAGAAATTCATTTAAGGAAGATAAAGAATTATTACCTCTAACCTTTGCAGGTTTAATAATGGAAGGAGGTGTAATAGGGTACGAAAGCAACGTTAAGTCAGGCGGCTTGGGTGCTAGGTATCTTGGTATAGGAAATACCAAACAATATAGAGAAGATACAGTTACGGTATCACTAAGAACTGTATCAGTTTCAACAGGAAAAGTATTAACGGAGGTACTTACAACAAAATCAATTATTAGTGTTGCTTTAAGTCAGGATGTATTTAGATTTGTTTCTGATAATACAGAACTTATAGAAATAGAGAATGGCATGGTAGAAAATGAATCAGTCAATATAGCTTTGCAGAATGCAATAGAAACTGCTGTTTTAGAAACCATAAAGCAAGGGATAGAGCAGAGATTTTGGAATTTAAAAAAATGAGAAAATTATTACCTTTTTTATTGGTAAGTTTCTTATGGGCAGATAACGAAATTTATGTAGACCAAGTGGGAGCAACATTTAATCTTGATATAGAGCAATTAGGTTCATCTAATATTATAGGTGGAGCAAATGCTGTAGCAGGAACAATGACTGCATTAGACCTTGATGGTGTAACTATGACACTAGATATAAATCAAATAGGTGACAGCAATAAATTTTTAGGCGATATAACGTCTGATACATTTACTGGCTTGTTTGATTTTGATGGAGATAGCAATACTTTTAACATACAGGTTGACCCAACTAACACTTACGGGGCAGATAGTGGTAATTTAAACGTAGATGTAGATGGTTCATCTAACACATTTACACTTGACCTTGCTACTAATGACTTAGCTTCTACTTTGGATTTAGACTGGATTATACAAGGTAGTAGTAATACTTTTGATTTTGACATAGATGTAGACCAAGCTACTTCTTATGTAGATGTTGATGGCGACTCTAATTCTGTAACTTATGATGGTGATGGATATACAGGTGCATATTTTTATTTAGACCAAACTGGTAATTCAAGGAGTTTTAATATTGAGCAACAAAGTACATTGGCTTCAGATTGGCTCAAGATATTATCAAGCGGTAATAATGGCTCTGTGTGTGTTATACAAAATGATGGGGGCACATCAACTTCATGCCCTTGATATAGGAGAAATATCTGAGTTAAAAGGTAATGCACAAGTAGTCAGAGATAAACCCTATGTAGCTGAACTAGAGTTTGGTATAGAGCAGAATGACAATGTGCAAACAAAGCAGGGCAGAATAGCAATACAGTTTCTTGATAAATCAACAGTAAAATTAACAGAACACAGTCAGTTAGTTATAGATGAATATATATTTGACCCGAATCCTTCAAAATCTAAATTAGCTTTAAATTTTGCAAGCGGTACAGCACGTTTTATTACAGGTAATTTAAATCGTATAAATAAAGAAAACATATCTATTACGACTCCTACTGCTGATATAGCTATAAGAGGTACAGATTTTACTTGTACGGTAGATGAATTAGGTCGAAGTTTAATAATTTTATTACCTGATGCTAATGGCGTATCTAGTGGTGAAATATTAGTAACGACAGCTTTTGGTTCAGTAACGTTAAATAAACCTTACGAAGCAACAACAACAAACGTTTATGAATCTATACCAAGTAAACCTGTTATTTTAGATTTAACTTTAGATGTAATAGACAATATGTTGATTGTTCAACCACCAGAGAGAAATGAACAGTTTGCTGAACAAGAAACAAGTACAGGTAATAATATTTTAGATGTAGACTTTTTAGAGTTTGAAGACTTAGATGCTGACTACTTTGCTAAAGATGAATTAGAATTTACTGAACTAGATATAAATTATTTAGATGTAAATTTTTTTGAAGACTTGTTAAAAATAGTAGAGGAACTAGATAAACTTAAAGAAGACGACCTAAAACAAGAACAGACAGTTACTAGGATTACGGGAACACAGATAGGACAAGATACAAATACTCAAATAATAACTTTAGTAACAGGTCAATCAATATCATTAAGAAGAAAAGTAAATCAATCAGCACAAATTGATTTGTCTACGGGTCAGGGCTATACAGTTATATTTATACAAGACGGTGTTTCTAATACGGTAAAAATAAATGGTGGTGGTGATTCTATAATTAAAATTACTCAAGGTTCGTGAATAAGTATATATACATAGGTTTGTTAATATCTCTCTGTTTTGTGCAGGTTATACAGCCTAAGTTTTATGAAACAATAAAATTAAAAACTTTTGACGAATTGGTAGCAGATAAAGAACCTTCAGGTAATTTTGCTGTTTTGAATATAACAGAAGAAGATATAGCAAATGAAGGTGGCTATCCACTATCTAGGCAAACATTAGCACAAATACACATAAATTTATTACGTAAAGGTGCTATAGGAGTTGGATGGGTTATAGCGTTTCCACAACCAGATAGATTTGGTGGTGATTTTGATTTTGCAAATGCTTTGTCTTTTTCTCCAAGTGTACTGGCTATGTTTGAAGGCACAGGGGATTATCCGCCCACAACAGGCACAGTTGTATTAGGTGAGGATATAGGTGGTTTAGAAGCAACAGGTGTTATAGAAAACATTGAATTGTTGAAACAAAATGCAAGTCAGGGTTTAGCTGTAGCTAGAACAGACGTAGATAATTTAGTTCGTAGATTACCTTTATTAATGAGAACACCTGATGGTTGGGTTGCTTCTTATGGTACTGAAGTATTAAAAGTTTTAGCAGGTGCAGATACTTACATTATAAAAACTAATGATAATGGCATCCAAGAAATAAAGGTAAAAGGTTTACCACCTGTAAAAACAGATAGTTTAGGCAGAAAATGGATTTCATGGACGGTTCCACGTGAAACTACATTAAAAGAAATGGATGTAGAAAACAGATTTGTTTTTGTTGGATTTACAGCAAAAGGAATAATGCCACAGTTAGCTACACCAAAAGGTTTATTAGAACCTCATAAAATACAGGCAGCTTTAGCAGAATCTATATTAATACAAGATAGTCCATATATACCTGACTATTCTTTGTTTGTAGAATTATTAATTACATTTATATCTATTTGTTTAGTTATAAGTCTAATTAATATATTTGGAATAACTTTGGGAGTAACATCTACAAGTATAGTTTTTATAGTTACAGGTTTTAGTGGTTATTATTTGATACAACAAGGATTATTAATAGATGTTGTTTGGTCTTTAATATCTCAATTTATAACAGCAACCACAGCATTTTATTTAAGATTTAGAGAACAATATAAATTAAGACAACAAATTAAACAGCAGTTTGGTAAATATTTAGACCCTAGAATGGTAAAAAAATTACAGGCTAATCCTGAAC